TAAAAATGGCTGATTTTTCAAATTGTGTTGATAAAGATGGAAAAGTAAATGATGACTCTTTAAAACAAGCACTACAAAAGGTCATTGATGATGTACCAGGATTAAAGAAACAAGTTCAAAATTCTGTAGGCATCACAGTTGGTGCTAACACTAACAATAATCAAGGCTCAAATTCTCCAGCATTTGATTTCGGATTTGCTGGTGTAAGACCTAGAAAAAAATAATAGAAAGAAAAGAGGTAATTTAAAATGGCATTTGAAAAACAAAATTTAAATTATGCTAAAGAATATTCACAAGCTTTAGCTCAAGCATATCCTTATGTATTGTATTTTGGTGCATTATGGAGTGCAGTAAAACCAGATGTTAAATTCTTAAATAATAACACAGTTATTCTACCAAGTTTAAGTGTTAAAGGTAGAGGAAATGGAGATAGAGACACAATAGGTTCTTTCTCTAGAAATTTCAATAATGCGGAGGAAACAAAAGTATTAAAGACTCATAGAACATGGGATACTTTAATACATCCAAGAGATATAGATGAAACAAATCATGTTGCATCTATCACAAACATTACAAGAGTAATGAATGAGGAACAAAAATTCCCAGAAATGGATGCAGAAATGATTACTGCATTATATAAACTAAAAAATGAACAAGAAGCAGTTATTGCTGATGATGT